TACACCCAAGCGTCGCCGTACACCCGAGCGTTGCCGGACACCCGAGCGTCGCCGTACACCCGAGCGTTGCCGGACACCTGAGCGTCGCCGTACACCCAAGCGTCGCCGGACACCCAAGCGTCGCCGTACACCTCCAGAGATTTTTCGCTCTCGATGTATCCACCCAATGCGCCAGGCGCAACAAAGTACGAGATTGCAACCAGTGCCCGAATGCGTTTCACAGTTCGACCTGGAGCGATGACTATTTCGTCTCCGGGTACAAATTCATACTTTGCATTTGCCATGCTCACTCCCAAGTGGTTTAAACCGAGAACAGTGCAAAGACTTCAAGACCACCAACAGAGCTGACAGACGCCGCCCACATGGTGGAGATCAAGCCTTTACGCTGCTCTCACCTTGGAGAGCGATTGACTGGAGCGGCTGGGCTACCTTCCCCATTTTTCGGGCTGCATTCCATAGGCCGTTTCAAAGCGCACCGTCACAGGTCTGTCTGCCGCCAAAGCTGCGTGCAGCCTTGGGGTTCCAGTCATGCAGCCGCTCCAGTCAATCACTCTCCAATCGCTACAAACCGCTTCGGAACACAGTTCCTGACCCCGCCTTTGCATCCTTTCGGCTTCGGGCACGTATCGCTTGCCCTTGGGTGTTTCGCGGTTTGTTTGCGATTTGGTTTCATTATAGGGGAACCGATAATGGTGTCAAGGTATATCCGATATTTATTTTTGAGATTTCTTATCGGAAACCCTTGGTTCATGGGTTTCGTTACAGATTCACACAAACACAGCCGCTCACGCTGTTAATCTATACAGTATCAAATCTGTGGGAGTGCTATGCATCAAAGCGAGTTCATGGCGGCAAGTAGCCGCTGCTACCGCATTCCTCAAAGCCGAGCTGGGCTAGTTCAGTTGAATTACCAAGGGATAGTGAGTGCAAGGGCGCTGGATCGAATCCGGTCATCCGCGCTTGAAGGACTTGTCGGCGCCCCGGCTCTGGTAGTTAGAACCGATACTGCACTGATGACGATGCGGGATGTCCCACTTATCATGGAAGAACCAGGCAAGGTTCCGCCTGCTGCGCTAGTGGTGCGCAAGGAAATGCGGGATCTTTGGGTGGAGTACGCCCGGCAGTTGGCCGAGCTGGGTATTACGCGCGCTGTTTTCCTGGATTCGCAGTTGGAACAGGCGTACCGCTGGGCTGAGCGACGAGCGGAGGAATCGGTCTTGTTATGGCTTCCTGAGCAGCCTGATAGACGATAGACCGCCCTCGCGGCCCCATGCCCTGCACGATGTCATCGAACAGCCAGGCTAGCTCCATGGCAAGAGCTGATGGCTGAGTCTGTGTGGGAGCTTTTTCCGTGGTTTTGGCTGCGCCTTCCTCTCCGGTAGCCAGCCAATACGGATCGACATTGCACGCGGTTGCGAACTGGAAGGTGTAGGCCGACCCGTGGCCGATCTTTTCCAGCTCGGAGATTGTCCCCTGGGAAACACCAACTACATCTGCAAGCTGAACTTGCGTCAAGCCTGCTTTTTTCCGCGCTGTAGATAGGCGTTTTCCGAAGTCAGTAGCCATGGATGCACTCTAGTTGGAGTGGAAAGCGTAAAACCGTTTGACAAAACATCGGTTCACCTATATTCTTCCAATCATGGACTGGAAAAAACTCATTGAAGACCTGACTGATGCAGGCCACAAGCAGACCCAGATCGCAGAAAAGTGCGGCTGTAGCCAGGCGTCTATTTCCGATCTCGCAACTGGCGTCACCGAAAACCCCGGATGGAAGATTGCAGACGCCTTGCGCGAAATGCACCGCAGAGTGATGCGCCAAAAGCGGCGCAGGAACGAAGTGGAGGCGTAAATGCCAATCCGTCTGTGCAAAGACTGCGGCCGCGACATAAGCATGCAACACCATCTTGCGCGCAGTTGTCTCGCCTGTTCCAAGTCGTGGGGCAAAAAGAATGGTGCATCTGCCGCTTGCTCCGCTGTCTCCAGCGCCATTAAGCGCGGAGATCTTCCGAAGGCCAGTACGTGTCAATGCGTTGATTGCGGAAAGCAAGCCAGCGACTACGACCACCGAGATTACAACCACCCGCTTGAGGTTCAACCCGTTTGCCGTTCGTGCAACAAGTTTCGTGGCCCCGCTATCCCTCTTAGTACCCAGGCGCAAGTCGCCCCCATCCTCTCCCGCGAAGCCATCGTCACCAACGCCCGCGCTGCTGCCAATCGCAGCCAGAACGTCGATGTCACCAATCCACACCCAGCCAACACAGCGGCTCACGCCCTTTGGGAGTTGAGTTTCCAGCTGGCGGCTAGTGAGGGTGATGCGGTTTGAGTCCATGTCGAGACTTTGCTTTTTTTTGACCGAATCAACCAGTCATAACGGTGCATAAGAAATGAAACGAGATGATTTCACCCAAACACATTTGCCATTGCAGGCTCATATGCAGTCGGTAGATGTGGACCTGATTGCCAAGCAAACCAGCATGTCAAAGGCGCTCAACCTGTGCCAGACGCTGAGCGGTTTTGATGATTCGAAGTTCTACGGTGACGGTGGGATCGTCAAGGATCAGGCGCAGTGGTCCCGAATCATGGGGCCCAGCGCTCACAACTTCCCGCACGACAAGCTGAACCTATTCCTGGACATCGCCGGAAATGAGGCCCCGTTGCTCTGGTGGCTTCATTCTCGCGGTTACGACCTGAGCAGCCTGCGTAAGCGTGAGACAGAAACCGAGCGCCGCCTGCGAGAGGCTGAGGAAACCATTTCCCAGCTCAAGCAAGAGCGCGAAGTTGAGCGCCGGCTGTTTCGTGACCTGAGGGTCGCAGCATGACCGCAGAAATCATCCCTTTCAATAAACCTAAGCAGCTAGCCCGGGTTTGCTCGTTCTGCAAGGTGCCTGAAACCGTCGCCAGTTCCTTTTTCGCATCGAACACATCGGATCACTGCATTTGTGGCGAATGCATCAAGAAAGCGACACAACGTCTTGTCGAAGGGAGCCAAGCATGACAACCCTAGCCGAACGCGCCAAGGGTACGCCATTCGCCATCCTGTACGAGCCGCGGTCTACCCCTGACAGCCAAACCGCTCCCTTGAAGCGCGGACCTAAGCGCACCAAAGCACAGCGCAGAGCCATCGCCAAAGAAACACCAGCAGAGCGCCAGGCCCGGCAGGTCATAGAGCGTCTACGGGCTAACCCTTACAGCATGTGCGCACGGTCTACACCCGGTCAAGCCGACACCACCGCACGTATCAGAAAGGCGGGAATATGAGAACTGCAGTTACTCAATCGTCTATCCAGAGCTACCACGATCTGCGCTCGGAAGGCTTCAAGGGACAGTACAAGGCCATTCTTGACCAGATGGTTCCGGGTCAAATTTACTCGCGCCGCCAGCTTGCGAACCTTGCTGGACTTGAGACTTCGGCTTGCAGTGGACGCTGTAACAAGCTGATTGAACTCGAGCAGATCGAGGTCTGCGGCCACATCAAATGCCCTATCACGCACCGGCAGGTTGAAGGCGTGAAGCTGGTTGGACAGCAGCAGGAGTTGCTGAATTGAACTCCACATTTGAAACTGGAGGTGATGGTGGAACAGCGACGACGCACGACTGGCTTACCCCCCCCCATATCTTCAATGCGCTCGGATCATTTGATATGGACCCATGCGCAAGCCAGTTCCAGCCGTGGCGTACCGCTGCCATACAGTTCACGATTGAAGACGATGGTCTAGCCCGTTCATGGGTTGGCCGCGTTTGGTGCAATCCGCCATATGGACCCCACGCTGAGAAGTTTTTGAAGCGCATGGCAGACCACGGGGATGGAGTCGCACTGATATTTGCCAGGACTGAAACGAAGGCGTTTCAAGAGTATTGCTGGAAGCGTGCCGATGGCATGTTGTTCATGGCGGGTCGCATCAAGTTTCGTCTTCCAGGTGGCGCTGAGTCTGGACCAGCCGGAGCCCCATCCGTTCTCGTTGCCTACGGAAAGACTAACGCTGCGGTCTTGGAGCGCAGTGGTATTGCAGGTTACTTTGTTGCTCTAAAAAATGCGCCCTCTGCGGTCGAACAACCTTCCCTTGATCTGGAGGCTGCGTAATGGCCCGCGCACGCAACATCAAACCCGGCTTCTTCAAGAACGAGATTCTTGGAGTTGCTGACCCGTTGTATTCCCTCCTGTTTGAGGGTCTTTGGGTTCTTGCTGACCGATCTGGACGGCTGGAAGACCGCCCCCTGCGCATCAAGGCCGAGATATTCCCATATCGTGACAGCCTAGACATGGACGCCATGCTGGATTGGCTGGAGTCTAACGGATTCATTCAGCGCTATACCAAAGAAGGCAAGAAGTGCATTCTGGTGCTGGAGTTCGTAAAACATCAGAACCCACACAAGAACGAAACCGAATCAGAACTTCCCGCCCCAGATGGATTCAGCACGAATACCGAAATTATCGGGACATCTTCCGAAAAAATCGGAAGCACTCGGGCTGATTCCCTCTCTTCTGATTCCCTCACTACTGATTCTCTGATTCCTGAAAGGGAGAGCGCTTCGCGCAAGCCGCCCGCAAAGCGTGCGTCACCCACCCCAGCAATTCAACGACCTGACGATGTTGCTGAACAGACCTGGGCCGATTGGCACACGTTGCGGAAAACAAAGGGCGCACCGGTGACGCAAACCGTTGTGACCGGTGCCAGACGCGAGGCGGAGAAGGCCGGCATGGCGCTGGAGGACTTTTTGCAGGTCTGGTGCCGGCGCGGATCGCAGGGGTTGGAGGCCGCATGGCTCAAGCCAGACGAGCGATCAGCACCCGCGCAAACCTTCCGCGAACGTGACGCCGAGAACGCCGCACAACGCGCCAGCGAACTAGCCCCCGGCGTTGCCCGGCGCACCACCCAAGACCATCAATTTTTAGACGTGGAGGCCAAGCATGTCGCTGCCATCGAAAGCCATTGACCGCCTTTTTGACCGATTAGCCGCAACCTACGGGCGCCAGTGGTTTCTGATGTGGGAAGGCGTTGAAGCCTCCGCGGTAAAGGCGCTGTGGGGTCACGAACTCGCATCGTTTGAAAACCGCATGGAGCCCATTGCCTGGGCGCTGGAAAACCTGCCGGCAAAGTGCCTGAACGCCATCGAATTCAAGAACCTGTGCCGCCAAGCCCCAGCCCCGGTAGTTCCTCAATTGCCAACGCCAAAGGCAGATCCTGAGCGCGTAAAAGCCGAGCTAGCAAAGCTGGTCCCGGTACGCCAAGCCATAGCGGAAACGCCGAAATACGACCGTCTGGCTTGGGCTAAGGCGATTCTGCGCGATCACATGGGCGGATTGCATCGCACGCCTACCGTGATTGCCATGGCCAGAAATGCAATCGGGGAGATTGCATGAAGCACTACGCCATGACCCGAACCTATGCCGCAAAACGGCTTTTGGAACACGGCCCCCTGACCCAGCAGGAATTCACGGAGATAACCGGATGGAAGGATCGCCAAGCCGAGCGGGTTCTGCAGCAGTTGCTGGACTCCAAAGTAGTGACCTGCCGGAACCAGTGGACGCCGGTACGCAAGCACTACGGGCACTGCAAGACGAGGCTCTACGCACTCGCATCCTCAATCACTGCCGATGGCTTTACGGATTCGACAGGGACTATGCAAACGCAGCCTTTGACCACTATGCAAAGGAGCTTCCATGGCTGAATTTGACGCGATCCACAGCCTCGAAGCACTCCGCAAACGGTACGAAAAGGCGGGGAAGTTGATCGAGGCGAAGGCCATCGCTCGGGCTATTGCAGTGCTGAGAGGTGCGAAATGAGCCATCACGCCTACACCGCCGACCAGGGACACCGCTATGCGCTCGGGGACCGGGAAGTGCTTGCCATGCAGTCCGGCCACGTTGTCATCGTCCGCCCGATTGACCTGGAAGAGCCTTACCCGCTTGGCCCCGGAATCACGGTTAAGGCTAGTTGGCTCCAGCCATTGCCGATGCGGTACTTTCATGGGGAGATTCCGGCATGAGCCAATCCCTGACCATCCCGCTCTATAACCGGCAGCAGGCCAAGACAGCCCTGACAGCTCAGGTTTTCCCGTTCCTTGGCGAAGCCCTGCAGGGTAGTCGCCGGTTCATTCTGTCCATCAAGCCGGAAACCCGATCCCTCCTGCAAAACACCCGCCTGTGGGCCATGTTGACCGAAATCAGCCAGCAAGTGGACTGGTACGGCCGAAAGCTCACACCCGAGGAATGGAAGCATGTCTTCACCGCATCGCTGAAAAAGCAGGACGTTGTACCCGGTCTGGATGGCGGATTTGTCGTTCTTGGCCAGTCAACCTCCAAGATGACCAAGGGCGAAATGGCCGATTTGCAGACCCTGATGGAGGCATTCGGGGCAGAGCAGGGGGTCAAGTTCTCCGCTGTTGCTGACCCTGAAACCGGGGATATTCTGTGATCCGAACCGAAATCAAGCCCAAAGCCTGCAAGCACTGTGGGCGAGACTTCCTGCCGTTCAGCAGCACTCAGACAGTATGCGGGCGTCTCTGTGCAAGCCGGTTTGTTAAAGCCCAGCGTAAGGCCGAGATACAGACCACCCGGGCGCGCCGGGAAGCACTCAAGCGCATTCCAGACCTGATCAAGGAGGCACAGACCGCATTCAACGCTTTTATCAGGGCTAGGGATGCTGGGCTTCCATGCATTTGCTGTGGAAAGCCGTTTGAGCCCCAGAAACCGGGCGGATCAGCCGATGCAGGCCATTTCAGAAGCCGGGGCGCTGCCCCACACCTTCGATTCAACGAAGACAACTGTTTTGCCCAGCGCAAGAACTGCAATAGACCCGGTGGAGCAACCTACGTCGCGTTTAGGGCTGGTGTCGTCTCCCGAATCGGTCTGGAGCGCGTCGAGGCGCTAGAGGCCAGCAACCAGGTACATAAATGGACCGCCGACGAGCTGCGGGCTATTAAGGCTGAGTACCGGGAGAAGCTCAAGGAATTGCTGGGAAAAGTGGTCGACGAGCGCATAGAGACTGCGCAATAGGCTATGGAAAGTGTAGCGCCAGGACGTTGATACGAAAACAGGAGACACATAACAATGCTGAAAAAGAACACTCCCATCAATTTCGTGAGACCAGCATCAACCATGCTTCGTGTTTTTTCAGCAATCCAAGACGGATGTACCTACCACCATGAGGTACAGAAAGCTACCCAGTTGAAAAAGGGACAGGTTCAATCAGCTATTTGGAACCTGCGCCATATCGGTGCAATAGACAGGGTTGTGGACGATTCCGGGAGAAGCCGGTATGTGCTTCCTTCCATCCATTGCGGGGCTTGCTTTCGTGGTGTGAATTCCATCTTTGGCGTGAAGTAAGCCCTTTACCACGTTCCTAGAATCAAATTACAGGGCGCAATCAACAACCTGGCGCTTTTGAGCAAAAGGATTGCGGTCCCTGTAACTTATCCAGCGATAGCCACGCAGTCTCTACGTCACGCACTCTGACGGACTGGCTAGAGAGTGAGAAGCGCGATACAGCACAGCCTGGAGGTCAAGTCGCAATGTGCTGGTGGATTTTACTGCTGGTGTTTGATAGATAGCAGGGCCGAGGCGAAAGCAGCGCCTGCCGCAGTCGCCAGCAGTAAGACTCCCTTTGACCGGTTTACCCCCGGTCTTTTTTTAATCGCAAGAGCGTTCGGTTTTTACAAGGTGCAACCATGACTGATGAAGTTACCCAAGAAACAGAAGCTGTAGCTCCTGTTGAAGCTGAACCCGTGCCAGAAGTCTCCGCTGATTTAGTGGTTGAAACCGTAACTGGAAAATCGGCGCGTGAAGAGCTGATTGACTACGTGAACACCTTGGGCGAACTGACGCGCAGCACGTTGCACGATCTCATCGCCAAACTGTAAACCGCCCGCAGGGGTTTGGACACGCCGTAAGGAATCCAATGATCGACATTGAAACAGTTAAGCAAGTTGTCCGCGACTTTCACCCAGAAGGGCGCACGCTATTGGATGAGCAGGTATCAGCCAGCGCGGAAAAGGTGATAAATGAAGTTGCAGGTATCAGCGACAAGAACGAGAAAGCCTTTCAACTTGTGAACGCTATCAAGCGAGAGGTTGCTCTGTGGTGCTAACCGCAAAACAAGAAGCATTCGCTCAAGCCGTTGCTGATGGCATGAACCAGTCGGATGCCTACCGCTCTGCCTACAACGCAGGAGCGATGAAGCCGGAGACAGTGCAGAGCAAAGCCTGCCTATTGATGGCTAACGGCAAGGTGAGGGCAAGGGTCGATTCGCTGCGGTCCGCATTGTCTGAGAAGGCCCTATGGACACGTCAGGACAGCGTTACAGCGCTGCGAGACATAGCTATGGGTGGTGATGCAAGGGCAAATGAAATAGTGGCTGCAATCAAGGAATTGAACGCGATGCATGGATTCAACGAACCAACCAAGCACGAGCTGTCGGTGAGTTTCCCCAAGGTGATTAATGTCATCAGCGGACGTGCTTAACTGCGAATTCCCGCCAAAACTGGCCGAGGTGCTGTTTAAGCCTAGCCGGTACAAGTTCATTCGTGGAGGTCGTGGGAGCGGTAAGTCATGGTCCGTGGCCCGCGCCTTGATCTTGAAAGCCTTTGCTAAACCAGAGCGCATTTTGTGTACCCGAGAGGTGCAAGACTCCATCAAGCAGTCTGTTCACCAGTTGCTGCGCGACCAGATAGAGGCATTGGGATTGAGCGGATTCTTTCAGGTTCTGGCCAATGAAATCCGAGGATTGAATGGTTCGGCGTTCTTTTTCTCCGGACTATCAGACCAAACCAGCGTATCAATCAAGAGCTTTGAAGGCTGCACTCTGGTCTGGTGCGAAGAAGCGCAAACCATCTCTGCCAGGTCTTGGAAGATATTAACGCCCACTATTCGGGAAGAGGGCTCGGAGATTTGGGCCACCTACAACCCTGAGCTAGAGACAGACGAGACGCACCAGATGGCCGTCATTCGTCCTGCTCCCGACACCATCAGCGTGTTGATGAACTATTCGGACAATCCGTGGTTTCCGAAGGTTCTGGATGCAGAGCGTGCCCACGCCCAGGCAACCATGCGGGTTGATGACTACCGGAATGTATGGCTAGGTGAGTGCAAACCAGCCGTTGAGGGTGCTATCTACTTCGATGCCATGGCTGCAGCGGTTCACGCGGGCCGTATTCGTGATGTGCCTCACGATGGTTCTATCAAGACCCATGTGATTGTTGACTTGGGTTGGAACGACGCGACAACGATCATCCTTGCGCAGAAGGTCAGCAGCGAGATCCGCGTAATCCACTATATAGAAGGCAATCAGCGCACCCTGGCGGACTACAGCGCAGAGCTTCGGGCCTTGCGCCTGGACGATCAGCCCATGAACTGGGGTGATGTGTGGCTTCCGCACGATGGGTTTCATGTGCGCCACCAGACCGGTAAAGACGATGCCGCCGTGATGCGCAGTCTTGGCTGGAATGTCGCTCCCAAGGAAGGATTGACGCTGACCAGCATCAACAACGGGATAAACCGGGCGCGTGAGGTATTCCCTCGGGTTTATTTCAATGAGAAACGTACCAGCCGTCTTATTGAGTGCTTGAAGCGCTACCGCTGGAACATCAGCCAAAAGACAGGAGAGGCGCAGAGCCCTCTGCACGACGAGTACTCGCACGGTGCAGATGCTTTCCGCTATCTGGCTCTGGCTTCGGATTCGTTATCGAACGATGAATGGGGCGGTGTTTTGAACTATCCAAGCATGGGAATGACAGCTTAAACAACACGAAAGGCAGCGCAGTGATGCGTCCCGACGAACTATGACCGACAAACGCAAACGCATGGGCGACGACGAGCTGCTGGCTATCACCGGCAACGAGATCCGCCAAAGTACCGGCTACAGAACCGGCAAGCTGTCCGAATCCCGGCGCAAGAACCTGCAGTATTACCTTGGACGAGCTGTCGGTGATCTGTCTCCACCCGAGGTAGAAGGGCGCTCCAGCTTCGTGGATTCCAGCGTGGCCGATACCGTTAACTGGCTGCAAACCAGCCTGATTAAGGTGTTCACGGCTTCCGATAGCGTAGTGGAGTTCACCCCGCAGCGCCAGGACGACGAGGAAGCAGCCAAGCAGGTTACGGACTACTGCAACCACATTTTCTTCAAGAAAAACCCCGGCTTTCTGATCCTTCGCACCTGGATTAAGGACGCTTTGCTGTCCAAGGTTGGCATCTTGAAAGTGATGTGGGACGAAACCACCACCGAGGCGCGGGAGGAATACAACAACCTGTCCGACGAGGATTTGCAGATCATTTCTGATGATGAAGAAGTAGAAATCATCGAACACACGGCAAAGCCGGACGAGGAAGACGTGGAGCAGCGTCAGCAGGCATTGCAGAGCCTGAATGACCAGCTGCAGCAGGCATTGCAGGCCGCGCACCAGCCAGTGCCAGCGCAACCAGGCCAGCCGCAAGGCGTGATGCAGCCTAACCAGCAGGCTGTGCAAGCGGTGCAGCAGTTGCAGCAAGCCATCGAGCATTTGCAATCCATGCCGCCCAAGATGCTTCATGACATTGCCTGCAAGCGAACCAAGGAAAACAAGCAAGTACGCATTTACAACGTACCGCCCGAGGAATTCCTACTCAACCGTGACGCCAAGAGCATTGCGGACGCCCGATTTGTGGCGCATCAGGTACTGCGCACCATCAGCGATTTGAAGGCGATGGGCTACAGCAATGTGGACGACCTGACCAGCGATGACATTCAGGCCAGTCTTTCTGCAGAGCGCATTGAGCGAATTACCTTCAACGATGAAACCGGCTGGCAGTCTGGCGCTAATGAAGTACCGGGCGATCCAAGCCAGAAGCAGATTTGGGTGACTGAGTGCTACATGAAGGTGGATGCCGATGGTGATGGCATTGCCGAGTGGCGCAAGCTGACACGCGCTGGCAATCGCCTGCTGGATAACGAGGAATGCGATGGGCCACCTTTTGTCAGCATCTGCCCTGAGCCTTTGCCGCATCAGTTCTTTGGTCTATGCCCAGCCGACCAGGCTCTGGAAATCCAAAAGACCAAGACCGCTGTCACCCGCGCCATTCTTGACAACCTGTATTTGTCAGTTAATGGCCGCTACTTTGCCGTAGATGGCCAGGTCAATCTGGATGACTTGCTGACCTCGCGCCCTGGCGGTGTGGTTCGCATGAAGTCTGCTGGCATGGCTGGCCGACTGGATCAGGGCTCCAGCGACAACAGCAGCAGCTATCAGTTGCTGGACTATCTGGAATTGCAGAAAGAGGCCCGCACTGGCCTGACACGCAACACCCAAGGCGTCAACGCGGATGCACTGAACCAGACGGCAACCGGCGTCAATATCCAGACCAACCGGATGGATAGCCGGGTTGAATTGATGGCGCGGCAGTTTGCCGAGACTGGCTTCAAAGACCTGTTTGTGCTGATTTTGAAGCTGGTTTGCCAGAACCAAGAGAAGGAAGATCAGATCCGTGTGGCTGGCCGGTGGGTGTCTGTAGATCCTCGCGCCTGGCGCAATCAGTACGACATGACCATCAATGTTGGCCTTGGAACTGGCAATAAGGACCAGCAAGTGCAGCACCTGATGGCCCTGATTCAGGCACAGGGAGCCGCAGCAGGAGCTGGCGCTGGTATTGTGACGCCTTCCAATGCCTATGAATCGCACAAGAAGCTAGCCGAGGCGCTTGGGTTTAAGCAAGATTCGCTTTTCTTTAGCGATCCCATGGACCCGAAGACAAAAGAGGCGATGCCTCCTCCACCGCCTAACCCCGAGCAGGCCAAGATGCAGGCTCAGGTTCAACTGGAGCAGGCGAAGGGTCAGAGTGCAGCGCAGATTGCTCAAATGCAGGCCCAGGTGCAGGACCAGCAGCACCAGCGCGAAATGCAGCGGGATATGGAGATTGAGCGCAACAAACAAGAACTCCAGGCGCAAGACACCCAGCACACCGCCGAACTGGAGGCCCGAAAAGCGCAGTTCCAGGCGCAACTAGACCAGCAAAGGAGAGCCGAAGAAATGGCCCACGCGCTGGAAATTGAACGGATGCGACTGGAAAGTCATCAGGCTATCAAGCTGGCTGAACTGCAACATGCGCGAGAAGCCAATGAACTGAAAGCAGCGACTGCTATTCAAGTGGCACAGATAAGCGCTCAAACCGCTTTGAGTAGCGCATCCATGGCCGCACAGACGGCGGCGGCTGCAGAGGTCTCGGAAGATTTGACAGGGGCGGAATAATTATGGGCCTGCTAAATGATGACGTCGAAGGAATGGACCACGCCGACCTGTACAACATGCGGGAGAAAGCGCGTGGTACGCCTGATTTTCAGGCATTGGCTCCCGCAGAACACCAGGCATTTGCGCGGCAGTGGACGCAAGAGAATCCAATGGTTGCAGCTCCATCGCTGGCAATTGCGGCGCCGCTGTACTACCTTGCAAAACAGCCTCCATTCCTTGCTGCCATGCAGAAGCTAGGAATAGTGGGGCAGGATGCTACGCCCGCAAATTTCGACCAATTGAGCGCAAGTTATCGCGGAATTGGGCAAGGCTTGGGGCTATTGTCCACACCGCCCCGCAAAGCAGGAACAGGCACAGGGACATAGGCCATTGGCCCTCACGGATCATGACCTGCGGGTTAACGATATGCCAGTAAACGGAATAGCTGCCATCTACACACCACCATGTGAGAGCGGCAGCAACGGGCCATGCGGCATACCGGCGATCCCGCAATGCTACCCAGACCCAATCCGCACAGAAGTAGGTGGAGAAGGCCATGACCAGGGATACGCCAACATCCCAATCCGGGTAGTTAAAAAACAATGCCCCGTAGACCAGCCAGGCAAGGCCGATAGAAAACGTGATGTTTTTCATGCGGCAATTATGCGCCCTTTACCACGTTCCTAGAATTCCGACATGAAGCCTGAAACAGAAGCGCAACTGCGCAGCGAAGCATCACGCGGCACCCGTGCAAACGAATTGCTGTCTGATGAATTGATGGTTGAAGCCTTCACGCTGCTGGACGAGCGACTGACGTATGAATGGGCCAATTCTCCCGCACGGGATACAGAAGGACGCGAACGCATATGGATGATGCAGAAGTTGTTGCAAAACCTAAGAGGGCATATCGCCGAAGTAGCCCAAACGGGCAAGCTGGCGGCAATTCAATTGGAGCAGGAGCGGACGATTGCGCAGCGCCTGAAAGACCAAGTGAACGAGTGGCTATGACTTGGGCCGAATTCGATAAGAAGATTTATGCATGGGAGCTTGCCAATAGAAGCAAGCGCATTACCCGAATCTTCTTTGACGGCACCGATGGGCCGGTTCACTTTGACGGCGTTATGAGCGAGTGCGATCTGTCGTACGGCAAGCCAGCCATCCGTTTGTCTACCGGCGATCTGATTGAGATATGACGCCGTATACGCCTAGAGCAACAAACCCTCTGAGGCAGCAGGAGCTAAACGACTATTACGCTCGGCTGAAGGTAACGCAAGAAGTGGTTACCGAAGCCAAGGGTTACAAGCTAAATATGTATGTAGATGGAAAGTTAGTTAACTCTCAAAGTGAATTCATTGAGGCAATTAGAGAAATTCAAAGGCTAGTCACTTAGCCATTTAGCGTCCGCTGAGAAGCGCCGCACTCTGCCCCTAGTGACGAGGGGGCGGGAGTTTGATTGGAATACACATGTCCGACACACCGGCAACGGAATCTGACGCAGTAGCGGGGTTTGAGGCTGCTCTTGGTAAATCATTCGGTGAGGCTCCAGCTTCGCCTGATGCCAAGGCACCACCGACAGAGCTTGAGATTCCAGAAGAATTGGATCTGAAAGAGCCCGTTCCGACAGGAGAAAAAGAAGAGACGCCAGAAGCCAAGACCTACCGAGTCAAGGTCGATGGAAAAGAGGTGGAAGTGTCCGAGGACGAATTGCTCAAGGGCTATTCGCGTAACCAGGACTACACCCAAAAAACAATGGCACTTGCAGCCGAGCGCAAGCAAGTGCAAGAGGTTGCTCAACAGGTTCTGTCTGAGCGCCAGCAATACCAATCCCAGCTCAACCAGCTCACCGCTGCGCTGGGTGACCAATTACAGCAAGCCCCCAATTGGGAGGAATTGCTGGCAAACGATCCTGTTGAGTACCTGAAACAGCAGCACCTTTACAACCAAAGGCAAGCCGCTTATCAGAACGCCCGACAAGAGCAGGCGCGATTCGCGCAACAAACGCAAGAGCAGCAAGCGCAAGCCGCTCAGGAGCGTCTGGTACATGAGGCAGAGCAATTGATTGCCATCCTGCCATCGTGGAAAGACCCTGAGAAGGCCCAGGCAGAAAAAACTGCGATTGCAAAGCACCTGATCGAGCGTGGCTACACGCCAGAAGAGGTTGCATCTCTGAGCGACCACAAAGCCGTGGTAATCGCCCGCGAAGCAATGCTCTACCGGCAAATGATGGCAAAGGCCAAGGAAACCACGCAAGCAGTCTCAAAGCTTCCTCCACGCATGGAGAAGCCAGGTGTCTCACGACCAACTGACGGACGCACGACCGACATGCAAGCCCTCCGAAAGAGCGGCAAGACGGAAGACGCTGCGGCCCTTTTCGCCAAAATGTTTTAAAGGATTTACATCATGACGATGTTTGCCAACTCCCAGACCACGTTCACCTACAACGCGCTGGTCAATGCCGAAGACGTTTCTGACGTTATCGCCAATATCGCCCCAACAGATACCCCGTTTCTGTCGGCCCTTAAAAAGACCAAGTGCTCCAGCACGAAGCACGAATTCATCACCGATGACCTGACCGCCGCCGCTAACAACGCGCAGCTTGAAGGTGACGTATTCGGTGCTGGCACTCGTCCTACTCCGGTTCGCCTGTGGAATCGTACCCAGATCAGCTCCAAGGTTGTTGCCGTGTCTCGTACTCAGCAAGCCTCCAACCCTTACGGCATGAAAAACATGCTCGCCTATCAAATGGCGAACGTGAGCAAGGAATTGAAGCGGGATATGGAAACTGCGCTGACGCAGAACACCACTACCAATGCTGGTAACTCTACCACTGCCCGCCAAACACGCGGCCTGGAAGGTTGGATTCTGACCAACATTGACGCCCACACCAACTACATCACGGGCGCGTACACCACCGACCCCGGCACTGCTCCGACTGACGGAACCCAGCGTGCATTCACCGAAGCTTTGTTGAAAACCGCACTGCAATCGGCCTTCACGTCTGGCGGCAATCCTGAGCTGATTATGGTTTCGCCTGCTGCAAAGCAGACGTTCTCCACCTTCGGCGGTAACTCCACCCGTTTCAAGGAAGCCGACCAGACCCTGAACGCAGCAATCAGCGTGTACGTTTCCGACTTCGGAACTTTGAAAGTGGTCCCCAACCGCTTCCAACGCGCCCGCTCAGTGTTCATCCTGGACATGGATTACTGGGCTCTGGCCGAGTTGACTGCACCGTCCATGCAAGACCTGCCTTCTACCTTTGATGGTGTTGGCAAGGCGCTGGTCACTGAGTACACACTGGAAGCCAAGCAAGAGAAAGCTTCGGCCATGGTGCGCGACATTCTGTAATGACAAGGAGGGACTAATCATCCCTCCGATTTAAAGGAACTACAAATGTCCCAAGTAAATATCTCGCAAGGCGCAGACGGCGGCATTGGTCTGGTCGGTAAGGATGGTGGAACCGGTCAATTCATGCACGATGCGGTGAACTACAACGTGCCCGTTGCTAGTGTAGCGCAATGCATCATGACCAAGGGCCTAGCCATGGTGATTGATTCAATCATCGGACGTCCTTTTGTTGCCGGTACGGGTGGCGCTGCTACCTTCACCATCTACAAAGCACCATCCGGGACCTCCCCGGCATCTGGAACGGCACTGCATTCCGGAACCTTCAACATGGTCGGCACCATCAATACAGACCAGGTTCTTACGCTCACCACGACCACAGTGGCGGCGGGAGAGAGCATTTGGGCCGTTCCTACCGGAACAGCTACATCTGCTATTGGTTCCATTTCTGTGAACTGCCGACCGGCTTAACAGGAATCTACCGCCTTATAAGCGGCAAGCGGGGTGCAATGCCCCGCCTTTACCACGTTCCTAAAATTGGCTGGTAAGTATCACAAACGCTGCGAAGCGCCGGAGGCCCAATGGCTACAGACTTTATTACCGTCTCCAAGACCGGTATTCAAATCACGACCAGCGGCACTTCTGCTGGCGCAACAATCCCACTCGATTCCTCTGGCAACGTGCCACGCCTAATCCGCATTGCAGCCAGTGTTGCAGCCTGCGTTCGGGTCGGAAGCGGGGCACAAACTGCTATCACCACTGACCTGCAAGTGCAGCCAGGTGATGCGGTAATTGTCTCTACCAACGGGGCAACCCACATTGCAGCGATTCAAGTATCTGCTGCTGGCGTTGTCCAGGTATCACCGTTGGAAAACTTGTCATGACTGGCGTGCAGACACGGTTTCTGGAAGGAGCCGACCATAAGTTTGCGATCCACCGTACGCAGGATGTAGCCCCGATTGTTGATTACGCAAAGGGCATGAACGCTGCCGGACTTGGTAATGGCAAGGACATGAAACATGCTGCCGAGATCCCTATGGTTGTCGTTGAGAACTACCTGGCGCGGACGGGCATCACATTTCATGAGTTTTGCAACTCGCAAGAGCATGTCAAGGCACTGGTTAATGACCCCGCACTTGCAGCGTTTCGCATTTGGGAGGGCCGCGTTTAATGGCCCTGGCGAATTACACCGATCTGCAAGCGGCTATCTCGAACTGGTCACACCGGAGTGACTTGTCGGCTGTAATTCCTGATTTCGTGACGATGGCAGAGGCGCGAATCAGCCGGGATTTGCGTCTTCGCAAACAGATTATGAGCGCAACGATCTCTACCATTGCCAACACCCAAGCGGCTGCACTGCCTGCTGATTGGCTGGAGTTTGAGAACGTTTCTGTCGCCAATTCACCAAGCGCACAGTTGACCTATGTTCCGGTGGAACACATAGACGCCGCTTTCAGCAATTCCTACACGGGCAAGCCTACCTATTTCACGATTGAAGGCGACAACATCCTGTTTGCGCCTACGCCTGATGCCGTGTACAGCATTTCAGCAATCTACTATGCGCGTTTTCCGTCTTTGCTGACAGCGGGAACCAATTGGCTGATGACTACGCATCCGAACATTTATCTGTTCGCGTGCCTGATAGAAGTGTGTTTCTATACCCGCGATTTGTCCGCTGGAGAGGTTTACGCACAGCGCTATGCATCCGAGCTTGCACAGCTACAAAACGTAGATGATCGGTCTGCCCATAGCGGTTCTACGCTTCGGGTTAAGGTGGTCTGATGGACAAGCTGATTGGCTTTGCTCCGGATGCAGATGCAACTACACCCGGAGTTCTGACCAGCGTTACCAATCTCATCCCTTACGAACAGGGAATGAAGGGCGCACCAACTGGGTCAACGCCTTCCGGAGTTCCAGCGTTGGCGGCAGCTTGTTCAGGCGCTGCTGTTGTTACCAAGCTGGATGACTCGCGCCGGATGATCGCTGGAACTGCCACCAACCTATATGAATTAACGGCAGGCGCATGGGTAGATGTATCAACGGGTACTTATGCCGGAGGCGCAGATTCGACGTGGTCGATAGCGCAGTTTGGAAATGCCACGTTGGCATCGAACTTGGCAGACGCCATCCAGAGGTCTAGCGGATCTGGGGCATTTTCTGCCATATCAGGGGCTCCAAAGGCAAAGATCATTTTTAGCGTCGGATCACAGGTCATGGCGCTAAATACGAATGATGGGACAACCAAGCCGGACGGATGGCATTGCTGTGCTACCTACGATGAAACAACGTGGACCCCTTCCTTAATTACCCTGGCCGCTTCTGGCCGGATCGTTTCTCAGCCTGGCGCATTTACTGCTGGGGGGAGGCTTGGCGATTACGCAGTTGCCTACAAAGAAAAAGCAATATTCGTCGGCCAATTCGTAGGCGCACCAACAGTATGGGATTGGGTTCAAACACCTGGCGGAGAGGCTGGGTGTGTTGGCCAGACTGCATGGTGCGACATTGGCGGGGCGCATTTTCTTGTCGGTGTTGACAACTTCTGGATTTTTGATGGGTCACGCCCTGTCCCCATCGGTGATGGCGTAGTTCGCCAATGGTTTTATGCCAACTCCAACCCCGGTTATCGATACCGGACGCAGTGTGTGTGCGACCGGCAAAACAATGTTGTCTGGATCTTCTATTGCTCAAGCTCCAGCCAAGCACCTGATAAAGCAATCGTTTACCACATGGGGACAAAGCAATGGGGATGCGTTGACGTAAACGTAGAAGCGACGCTCAACTATGTATCGGCAGGTATGACGATTGATGGGCTTACGTCACTGTCAGCGACGATTGATGGTCTGTCATCGTATTCATTTGACTCTCAGTTTTGGCTGATTGGTGGACGATCTTTAGCTGCTTTCAATGGTTCGCACCAGTTGCAAAGTCTGACCGGTCCAAGCGCAACGTCCAGCATGACTTCCGGGGATGTTGGAGACGATGAAACCGTTACCCGTGCAACGCGGATCAGGTTGCGCTTCGCCCCTGGGTACAAGCCCGTATCTGCCACGGTTCAAACCTTCACCAAGATGCAACTAGGCGACTCGCTGGCAGCGGCTTCCAGTTCAGTTATGAATGATGGGAAATTCGATGTCATGGATTCGTCCCGCTGGCACCGGGCGGCATTCAGTTTTAACGGGGATCACCGCGTTATGGCGATGGATGCAACTCTGATTCCGGAGGGGACGTTTTGAAGCTTAACAAGACACCCAGAAAGCCGGTAGACGCTGAAACTGATGTTTGGTATCGGCAGATAGCCCAGCAGGTAAACGCGCTGTCGGAGGGGCTGATTTTGGCTTCCTACACAGCACTCACGGCAGCGCCTACATCTGGTACATGGATGCAGGGGGATCGCGTGAAAAACAAGACGCCATCTGAGCTTGGTACTGCTGGGAGTAAGTATGTCACTTTGGGGTGGATTTGTACCGTTGCAGGTACTCCGGGGACTTGGCTTGAATGCCGTGCACTGACGGGGAATTGATGCAACTCATACCTGTTCCAGCGACCCATATCGACATTGCCTATGCAAATGGCGCGTCATGCCTGCACGAAGCCTGCGATACATCGGGTGGGGAGATTACGGGAGACCAATTGAAGATGCTGCTATCCCGTGGGGAGCGCTCTTTACTAGAAATGCAAACTGATGGAAAGACAGTCGGATGGGGCGTGGTTCGGATTGACCAGCTACCGAATGTTCGGGTTCTGTTTATCACTGATTTGGTGGCACATAACGGCAACTTTGAGCAGTTCTTTGAAGCGATCAAACAACTCGCAAAAGACTTGGGTTGCTCAAGGATTCGCTGTGCTGCAAAAGAAGCGCAGGCCCGTTTGTATCGCGTGAAAGCGGGATTTAAACCCGTATATGAAATTATGGAGGTGACATTATGAGCGGTGGTGGAGGCGGTGGGCAAACCACAACAAACTCGGTCGATCCCCGTTTCAATCAGATCATTGACTATGCCACTCAAGCGGCAGGTAAGGTCAATCAAGCCGGGTTCACTCCATACACCGGGCAACGCTACGCAAGTGTCAACGGCACGCAAAACGCCGGAATCGGGATGATTCAAGATCGGGCACTCAATGGCGACCCGACGATGGATCAAGCCCAGCAAACCATGCAGCAGACGTTGAAGGGCGGGCAAACAAACCCCTACCTTGATTCGCTGGTTCAGAAAGCGCAAACCGGCGTCATGTCCAACATGGGCGCATTGCAGGCTCGCAGTGGATCTTTTGGCAACTCCGGCATTGCAGAGCAGGGCGCACAGCAAATGGGCAAGATTGCTTCGGATATGTACGGCGCGGCCTACAACACCGACAAATCAGCCCAAATGCAGGCCATGCAATTGGCACCGACCTACGGCAACCAGGCATATACCGATGCCGGTCAACTGATGAATGCTGGCCAATTCCAGCAAAACCAAGACCAGCAAAACAAAGATTTCAGTTATCAGCAATTCCAGGAGCAGCAGAACCAGCCATACAAGAACATGGCCGCTTATTCCGGGTTGTTGGGATCTGCTGGACAGACATCGACCCAGCACACCGATGGAGGCGGCAAGTGAGCCTATTGAATTGGGTTGAAAAGAACCCGCTTAAAGCGGTTGCATTGGGTGCAGCAGCGTATTTCACTGGAGGCGCTGCATTGGGCGCCATGGGTGGTGGTGCTGCTGCAGCAGGGGCCGCAGGTGCAGGCGCGGCAGGAGCCGGAGCGGCCAGTGGCGCTGGATTGCTTGGAACCGCTGGAACGGCAGCAGCTACAGGCGCAGAAGCTGGCGCTGCAGGTGGCGGGTTGCTCAGTACGGCAGCAGGAGCAGCAGAGCCCGTGGCGGCAGCGTCTAGCAATGCGGCATTCGAATCGGCTCTTGCGAACTCTGGAGCTGGATCGTCTAGTGGGATTGGAAGCTACGTATCACCCGCTATGCAGGCCATGCAGGCGGGAAGTATGGCAAAGGGCTTGCTAGGAGGCGCACCACAGCAGGCGCCGCAAGCAGCGCCACGAACGGATGGTGGTCAAGGTTTGGCGCAGTTGTATGGAAGCATCCAACAAAGTGAACAGCAGGCTATGCAGGCTGAAATGCAAAAGCGCATGAAGGCGCAAGGACTATTTGGAGGTGGAAATGGCTGGACTCCTTGATGGATTTGGTGAATTTATCAAGACCCCAGAGGGGCAGGGACTGCTGTCGGCTGCCTTCGGTGGCTTGGCGGGCGCTCAAAACGGAAAGCCGCTCAATAGCTTGGGCCGTGCTGGAATGGCTGGATTGTCTGGTTACGGCAATGCTATTGACCGAGACATTTTGCGCACAAAAGAGGCAAGTCAGCAAAAGATGCTAGAGCTGCAAACTGCTGCCGCGCAACGCAAAGCAGACCTCATTAGCCAATACGTTAGTTCGCTGCTTCCTGGTGCTAGCCAAGCACCTCAGAGCCCATCAGAAATTTCTACGCCTGCACAGTCGCCATCAGTAAATGGTGGTGGTGCAGTTGGAGGCGCAGTTGGTGGTGTATCCGCGCCTATGCCGCAAGGCGGACAACCTAACCCGCTAGGAAATATACCGAAAGGCGCTGCGCTGTCGGATTTGATTTTCAATGATGGAAAACAGCTAGGACAGTGGGGGTTTGAACTTGCTAAACCTAGCTGGCAGAACGTCAATGGGAACATGGTTAACACCAATGACCCCAGTTTTAAAGGTGGGTTCCAAAAGGGCATGAGTACGTCGGCCAATGGACAGACAACTTTGACAGTTCCAAATGCAGATGGGTCTGTTGACGTTGTTGTGCCAAAGGGTGCACTTGATGCAGTTGGAGCATTTAAGTCGGCAGAATTGCGGGCACAGAACCAAAACACATTGGCTCCTAGTGATCGGATTGACCCGACTACTGGACGTCCATATGCAGCTACCGTTGACCAGCTAATTCAGAAGGTTGGTCGCGGTAACGGAGTGCAGCTATTGGCAAAGCCTGGTTCTTTGCCTGTCAATGATCCAGAAGGTGTTATTGCTCAAGATGCAGCAGAGAATAGCATTCAAAACCCGGTGACTAATTTCAAGGGTCGGCCAGGATCTGTTGCAAACATCAGCAGCACAAATGGGACATTCAGCGGATTTGCTGGCCCTGGCGATCTTGGAGAAGTGAAGAACATCACAGAAGCAGGCGGAAAGATCAATGACACTTGGTTGAAGACCAGCTACGAGCCTACGATCCAGGCTGGGCAGGCTGCACAAAGCGTGATTGATAACACGCAAATTGCGCGGGATGCCATGCGCAAGATGGGTGGTACTGGGTGGGGAACTGACACTAAGGCTGCGGCGGCGAACATGCTGACTGGATTGGGGATCGCTTCAAAAAATTCAGAGCTGTATGCGTCTAATGCGCAAGTCTTCCAGAAAGCAGCATCGGAACGCCTTTGGTCGGTACTCAATAACGCGAAGGGTCCGCAGACAGAGGGGGATGCTGCACGCGCTGCAAAAACCTACGGTCAGCTTGGGAATACCACCAATGCCAATGAATTCATATTCGATTTGGCACAGGCAACGGCAGAGCGGGAAAAGGCCAAGGCGGCATTCTTTAGCAATGCCCTTCCAATTGCGAAACAGAATGGCGACCTGTCAGAGGTGGAGCGCGAATGGAATGCGCGTATGCCGAGCATCTTCAACATGCCTTCGATGAAGAGGTGGAATAAATGAGCGACTACGATGCAGCATTCAACGATGCCATCAGTGGGCCTAAACAGCCTGCATCTAGTCCATACGACGAGGCGCTGAGAAAAAGCCTGTCTGCTGTAGCTCAACCCGCACTGGATTACAACAAGGAAAAGCCTACTGACGTGAACTTTCAGGGGAATCTGAGACTTGCCACGCCATTTGGGACGATTGATACCCATATTCCTCTCCCGGAGATCGTCAACAAGCGACTTGCACAGTTCGGCAGCGGGATTTCTGACCTTAGTGTTGCATTCGCAAAGCCGGATGTCGTTGACGAGAAGCGCGGGATTGATGCGCCGTTGTTAGATAGCGGAGTTGGCAAAGGATTGCACTTTCTTGGAAAAGCGGCACCATCCATGGCTATCCCGAATATTGGTGGGCCTGTTGTTGGTGGCATGGGCGCAGGCGCGATCATGGGCATTACGGAGCCTGTTGGTGCCGGCGAGAGCAGGATTGGTAACACAGTCACATCTACCGTCTTGGGCGGCATTGTTCCTGCTGCCATTAAGGGCGCTCAGTGGATTGCCAGGCCAAACGCAGAGACTGCAACACTTGCACAGTCTGCACTCGATCAAGGCATCCCGCTTGGTGTGAGCGACATATCAACCAACCGATTTGTCAAGGGAGCCCGGTCTGTTCTCGATGATCTGCCATTTGTGGGAAGCATTGGGGAACGTGCGAACAATGCAAAACAGGCTGGTTTCGATGTTGCAAATGCCAAGGTCATAGGGGAGAACGCACCGCTCACACCTGATGTAATGTCCGCTGCAAAGACGCGCATCGGTGGCGAACTCAATAAGGTTTGGGGAAATAACAATCTTAAACTGGATGGCCAGTTTATCCAGGACTTGCAGCGCATCCAGCAAGATGCCGCATCAAAGCTAAACCCAGAGCAGGCGACGACAGTTAATAAGTACATCCAGAACCTGCTGGCAAAGTCTGAAAACGCGGAAATCTCTGGTGGGTTTGCAAACAACTGGCAGTCTGAGCTGCGCATGGCGGCAGATGGTGAAAAAGGACTGGCGCAAAAGGTTCTTTCCGACCTTCGCAGGTCAACGCTAGATGCTTTCAATCGGGGCGTTTCTCCTGCGGATGCCGCTGCCCTAAAGACTGCAAAAACGCAGTATGGCGCATACAAGACGCTGGAGCCGCTGATGAACAAGTCAGAGGCAGGCGTGGCGGGTCGTACTCCTGGTCAAGTCCCTGCCGCTTTGTTGCCGCAGCGAATTGTGCAGCAGTATGGAAGCACGGCGCGATCTCCATTTGGCGATCTGCCACAAATCGGTTCGCAATTCATTGTGAACCGGACACCTCAGACCGGAGGAAGCCCCCGAGCAGCAATCCAAAACATTGGTATCGGGTCGATTCTTACGAGCGGTGCTGGCGCTGGATTGGGTGGGCTTGCAGCCGGTGGCCCTGGTGCCGTTGGGGGTGCTGCGCTTGGGCTTGGCGGCGGGGCGTTGATTGAAAAACTGCTGTCATCGCCTGATGTAACGCAATCTGTTATTGCGCCAGCCGTGAAGCGTGGCCTTCTGGACAACCCGCAACTATCTGCGGCTGTTCTGGAGCTACTTAAAAAATCAGCAAGCCGGTTGCCGGTTGCTGCGGGTATGGGTTTGCTGTCAGCCCCGGCGCTTGAATAGGAACGTCTTGACCTTGCCGTCAGGAATGACCTTCCATAGCCACTTCATTACCCAATAGATGACAGTTACATAGAAAGCTATGTACAGGAAAGGGCGAAACAAAGTCATGAGAAACAGTTCCATACCCTAAATATAACCCTTTACCGGGTTTTTAGAATGAAAAAAACGCAGTGATGCGCCGTAAGGAGAATTTAAATTCCTATTCCGACCCTCATTACAGACCTGTCTCAGACGGCAGCGTCCAACTACCCACAGGGTAGCGATTCCCCGGCGACACTAGACGATACCCAGCGTGCCCACGGCAGCTTTATCGCCATGCTGCGTGACGGCAAGGGGTTCTCAAATCCAATCACGCTGGCATCTGCTGCAACCACAGACATTGGCGGGCAGAACTCGCACTTTGTGGAGATCAGCGGAACGACCACGATCACCAGCCTTGGAAGCACATACAACGGTCCTCGATTTCTGCGATTTACGGGCGTTCTTACGCTGACGTACAACGCTACGACGCTCAATATTCCTGGCGCTGCAAATATCGTCACTACGGCTGGCGATGTATGTGTTGCTATTCCAAATGCAGCACAAAACGGATGGAACATTTCAAACTACACACGGGCATCTGGGCTTGTTGCCGGCGTAGCTCCACGCGCTACCCGCATTGATGTCGCCAGTGTTGCAGGTACGGTAGACCTGACAGCCAACGCTCCAAACACCGATGACATTCGGATCACTGGTGCGCTAGTAATAACCGGCTTCACGGTAGCAACCGACCGGGTGCTGCGCGTCACTGCTGGAGGGGCGTTCACCTTGACCAACGGAGCGGGACTGGTAACGCAGACCGGGGCGAACATTGTTGCTGCAGCCGGTGACACCTTCATGTTGCGGGCAACGGCGGCGAACACGGTGGAGGTGCTGAACTATGTAGTCTCGGCACTGGTAGGACAGGTATCTCAGCCTGCTGTAACAGTTCGCCAGACCGTCATCAGTGGCCCAGTTGACACAAACGGCTTCCCGACATTCCTGCCTGCTACCTCTGTCAACCTGAATCTGACAACGCAGAACATCTCTACCGGCGTCAATGCGCTGGTGGCTACTGCGGCTGGCGGTGCGAATGCAAGTGGTGCAATCAATGTTGTGGGGCAGGCTACAGCCAATCTGACTTGGACCGGTCTCACG